CTTTGATGTTCTCAATCAGGGTGTTCATTTCGTTGTTCATGTCTCTTCCTTTGTTTTCTCAGTTTATACCTAAGTATAGACCAAAAATCAGAGTTTGTCAACAAAAATCGTACATGCTAAGTCATTGATTCTAAAGGAAACTCAAAAAAAGTTAGCCATTTGCTAGTCCTTTTGACTGAGGATAGTCTGCATGTTCGATTCGTCTGTAGTCGTCATCCCAATCAAATGCTTCCTTGACCACGTTATCAGATAGGCCCTTGTACTTACGGTGCAGGGACTTATCCTTTGCAGCGATCAATAGTTCAGCCTCATCCTTGTGTAGTCCCTCAAGCATCTGGACAAACATCATTTCACGTTTGTTCTGAGTGAGTTGTGGATTACCACCCTTGATGAAGTGATACAACTTACGGGACTCATGACCCAATAGAGTATGTTCTGTACCCTCTGGTGCATCATTCTCTCTATATGGTACATCACCCTCTGGTAACACCCATTCAATTTTGGGATCAAAGGACGCCTTGCAAATCATGCGAAGTGCATCGGTCTGGTACTGTTTTAGAAATGTAACCTTCTCTTTCTTTGATTTGATTTTAGAAACCTGTGTTAAAATCTCTGCAAAGCTGCGTGTGTATGTGTCGATTGCCATTAAAATTCTCCTATCGATTCAACGAGGTTGCGTAACCTCTTTTGTGTAAAATAATTTAGTAGTTTGCTTCGGTCACCTTCTGGTGCCTCTTGGTACTCTTTCAATATCTCAATAAATAACTCAGGTGGTGATTCTCCCAAATCAATCAGCTTCTTGTTCCTCTGGTAATTACGTTTGACTTCATCGTTGGGGAAATCCCCATCGATCATCGCAGCGATTTTCTTCTTACTTAGGGGTTTCTGACGAATACCATCTACAAAGGTATTATCTGGAGATAACACATTAGGAACACCGTCACTGCTGTCACCCTTTAGAACATGTTCACTCAGATAGATATCTGGGTCAACACCGTTCACAAATTTCTTGGTGATTGGGCTGTACTGTGTTACATTACGGAACTTCTGCAACTGAATAAAATCCTTGTCGCCAGACAGGATCAACGTCTTACCGTTATCAAACTCCAACTCACCAGCAAGAGCAGCAATGATATCATCTGCCTCTGCACCGTAGACCTCTAGGTATTTGTATGGGAAGAACTCTTTCAGTTCAGCTTTAATTGCGTTCAACACCGCAAAGATAGCATTCCAATCGTTACTAGAGGAATCCCTACCCTTCTTGCGACTGTGCTTGTACTCAGGATAATAATCCCGACGCCAGTAGTGTTTGGAGTCATAACATAGAACCAGTTCACCATACTCATCGCAAAACTTCATGCGATACATGCGTAGGGAATTCAGAATCATATGGCGAACCATATCCTCATCGGGTGCAGTCTGCTTTGTCATGTGCAGATGCATCATCACGGATGCAACTGAAATTTGGTTCATGTCAACTAATATCATAATTATTCTTTCGTTCTATTTATAACTGTCGCATTGAAGCTCATCATGCGCCGTTCACCTTCTACAGAGAAGGGATACACAAGATGCTTCAACCAAGATGGAAACACAAGAAACTTGCCCACCTCTGGTTTGAATTTTATATTGTCAGATCGAAATGATTGGTTTTCACCAAATGAATATTCTATCAATCCCTTTGCAGGATAGTGATCTTGGAAATCTTCTTCCCACTCATCGTTCATTCCTTCTGGTACTTTCAGATAGACGCCAGCAGAGAAGTCTCCATTATGATGATGAAAGGGATTGAAGTCACCAGCATATTGACTAACTACCCAACTATGAGTCAGATGGATATTGTTGATAGTTGGTTTCTTTCCAGTACCCATTCGAGTCCAAGGATTATTTCTTTTTTTATCAATCATGTAATTGAGATAATCAAGGCATCCCTGTTTCATAGTCGTGAAAAGAAATGTTCTATCATCAGGGTCAGTGACAGGAATTAAAATCTCCTTGTTCACCTTACCGACAAGCTTGTGCGACCAATCCCACTTCTTACTCTTTTCATCACTAGAGAGAACATCATCAGCTACAGTGTTAACGATATTAACGAACCTGTCTGAAACTGTTGTCTCTAGGATGGCTGGACTAAATGGTTCATGAAATTTCTGGGTCATCTTCTTCATCATCTCCTTCTACCAAATTTGCAAGTTCAACAATAGTATTAAAATCAACTTCTGTTTCAAATGTGTCACCAGATTCCATAATATCAACAAACTCTTCTACGAACTTGTGTGTTGGATGAACCATTTTCATATCTCTGTAAAGAGAACCCTTAACCAGTTCAATAAGCATAGCCATGTCACGAATAAAATCTTTCGTGCCAACATCAATACCGTTCTCACTCATGGTATGAATCATCTGTACCATCAAACTCTGAGTTAGGTCTTCAGCAAACTGAAGATTTTCATGAAGTGCAATAACATCCTGATCAGGAAGCTTTACTTCTCTTACGCTTTTTACGGACCACGGACCCTTTATCACGTTCTCCGGTGGTGTCGTCTCTCGGTCGCTCATTTCCATATTCCTCTTGAAGCATTTCTTGTGTCCACACACATCCTAAATCAGGATAGAATGTTCCCACATCTCGTTTTGGTTGACCCTTGTGTGGACCATACCAGTAGTAAGCCATTGCCACACACCTGTTGCGAATCTTACCTTGTTGCTGTTCTCCGTAGAACATGTCCACCCAAACACCATCACGAAGGTATTTTTGCATATTGCGAACATAACCCTCATGATCTGCAAGTTTTGCGACGGCGCCCTTTACTTTTTGTCTTACAGCCGCACGTTCAGACTTTGCATAATCCTGTTGAACCTTGATCCAGTTCTTAACTCTAACAGGACTTAACTGATGTTCATCAGGAAGACCACGCAAACTCTCATGTATGTTGGTCTTACCATAATCAGGATTCTTAGCAAGTTTTGCTTCTCTTGCTTTTACAAGACGTTCTGATGCAGCTGCTTTCTGTTCATCAGTCATAGGTTTGCGGGGTTTGCGTTTCTTAGGTGCTTTCCACTCACTGTTGTCTGTAGTAGCAGTGATCTTCTTCTTGCGTGCCATTGGATTAGTATCCTTGTTCTTCCATTCGTTTTTCTAGACTACGTTTCTGCCTACGTTTAGATGCAGCACGTTCATGTCGGCGTTTCTCGCCCTTACTCATATAAAACTCTCGTTCTCGTAGTTCATTAAAGAACCCATCTTCGGTGAGCTTCTTCTTTAGAATCCTCATCGCCTTGTCAACATTATTATTACGCACTTCAACTTTCACACCAATTCTCCTTCTTTTGAATAGTATACACTCTTTAGGTCAAATAAGTCAATGCACTTTTTGCATCCACTGCATGGTTTTGACATACCAGTAATCCATTTTCTGTTTGCCTTATCTCTCTTTGCCCTTACAATATATAGTTCGCACTTAGACAAGTCTTCTACATCAATAGACTTTAGTGCGTTCTTGATTGCATGGACCTCTGCGTGAAAAAATACCGCATCCTTGTTCTTGCGAAATTTGGCTTGAAAGGGATGCGTCTTCTTATGGCAATATCCATAGGAAATTACCTTACCCTTGCGTACCACTGCTGCAGCAATCCTTGCACCACGAACAGGTTCTACTGATTGTGCAATCTTGAAAGTCTCATCGAATATCTCAGTATTCATCCTCGCCTCATCTTTGCAACTTCTTCAGCACTCTTCTTGTTACGAACTGGTACTGCATTGGATTTGTGCATCTGTGCGATACCTATAATCTCATTACCAGTGTAAACATTCTCTGGTTTCTTTGACATAGAAGAATCATACAGAACATTATTGGTAGACCCGGCAGGATTCGAACCTGCGACATAACCGTTATGAGCGGTCCGTTCTAACCAGACTGAACTACGGGTCTGTGATTTGGCGCACTCGACAGGACTTGAACCTGTGACCCACGGCTTAGAAGGCCGTTGCTCTAATCCAACTGAGCTACGAGTGCCTATACCCATCTTCTTGAGAAACTTTGCGTGTTGACGCTCTGCCTCTAGGACAGAGGCCGACTTCTTGTTTTGTTTGCGCTTGCGAGTATTCGTAGTCGAATAATACACAGGCAATAAATGCATACCGCTCATTATATAACTATAGACTAATTTCTAGGATTTGTCAAGTAGTTTTTTCAGATTCTTTAACCGCATTTGCGATTAATTCTGAAATAGGAATCAATTCTTTGTCGCCATCCTTATCCAGTGAGGTTTCAACGAAGCCCTCTTTTTCTAAGGTTTCAAGCATAGCACCAACGATATTCTCAACATTTGCGGTTGAGAAATAGTTCCCTGCATAATATGCGGCACCAATTGCGCCCATTGCAAGAAATGTGTGAAGGTATACATCCATAATCATATTTATATCTTTCCTTAGAACCAATCTACAAGCATACTATACACTAAAAATTGATCCATGTCAAGACATTTCTTTGATTTTTTTTATTTAGTTGTGGCTATGAACACACCGTTCCAATCTGGTTCCAGCGGTTGGGTCTTCATGAACTCACACCTTTCAATCCACATTGTATAGTAGTTTTTCATTTTACCATCGAACTCATTCATCAAGTCATTACACAATCGAATAGCATCATCAAATCGTTGATTGCTATAATACTCGTGCATTCTTTCATGCTGGGTTTCTGCCATGGCCCAATCAGTATTCTTCATCATCCAATCCATCTCACTCAGGACGGTGTAGATACGAATACCAATGGTCTTACCCTTGACTGCCAGTTCATCAACCTTGAGGTAGAAGAAGTCATCCTTGGTCATGTCATAGGTAGATTCTCCTACCAACAGCAGACAACCATACTCCTTACACTTTGATTCGATACGAGCAGCAGTCGATACTGCATCTCCTAGAACATCGTAGCTGTGTCTCATAGTAGAACCCATCTCTCCAAGGTAACCAAGGCCGGTGTTGATACCAGCACCCATTCCTATAGGTGGTTTACCTTCTGCAACAATCTTGTCGTTAAACTTCACTACTGCATCTAACATCTTTAGTCCAGTGTTGACTGCGCTCCTTGGATGGTCATCATCATCAATCGGTGCGTTGTGTATGTGCATAGACGCATCACCGATATATTTGATCACCATACCGTCTGAGTCTAGGATAGGTTGCGTAATTGCATCCATATACCCATTCATGATTTCAGTAAGACCCTTCACGTCATCACCAAAACTCTCACCTAATGGTGTGAACCCACGAAGGTCAGAGAAGCAAATACTGATCTCCTTCTTCATACCATCTTTGATGAGTGCAGGGTTTTCTTGTAGTAACCGAACCACTGTAGGTGAGGCATACCCAGCAAACTGTTTCTTGATCTCCATCTTCTCTTTATATTCTTCCATGAACCGTAGGAACGCAGCGATAGCCCAAACCACAAACATGGTAAGGATAGGATAGGACCAATCCACTAGATAACTATACTCTGTAAAGAGGTAGGACGACCCGTAGAAGGAACCAACAAGAAAAATGGGTAGTAACACTGCACCAAAATACCATGCGAGTGTGAGAACCACTGATGCTAGGATCAATGCACCCACTCCACTGACTGCAAGTTCAGCAAGGTCAGTCCAATATGGACGGGTGATATTTCGGCCCGTCATCATGGTAGCAAGTGATGCAGCAATAAGGTCATGTGAATGCATATTACCAACAGGCGTGGACACCACACTTTCCAGACCTGATGCAGTCATACTCAATATCACGATCTTACCTTTAAGGTCTGGTAATTTCTCATGCAAAGCATACACAGGAGTCTTCCACTTGAAGTCCAACCAGATATTACCGTTGGCATCTGTATCGATCATCTTGTATTTGGGTATGCGTAGTTTCTCTACACCAGCAATACCCGTCTTCATCTGAAACGATACGTCCCCAGCAGCTATGCGTAGAATTTCCATACTGATAGATGGATACAGTTTTCCGTCTGATGCGATGACCAGAGGCATACGTCGAACCACGCCATCCCTCTCTGGTGCGATTACCATCATACCCACTGCATTGGCACTCTCTGCAAGTTCTGGAATAGGACCAACCACGCCGGGGTAGTTATATACCCACGGTTTCCAATCTGACCCAATAGATGCAACACCACGAACCACGCCGGAACTGCTCTTGTCATTGCTGGGTATCTGTCCTATGATTGTAGGAGTTTTCTTGAGAACTCTTGCGAGGGCAGCGTCTTTTCCAAATCTGTCGGGGTCTGCAAATAGAATAGGAACAACCACTATCGAAGCACCCGCCTGATATAGTTTTATAATCTGGTTAGCAACCCTGTTTCTATCCCACGGCCACTGGCCCAATTTTCTGATTGTTTGATTATTAATCTCTACCGTAGCAAGGTTAGAGAGATTCATTGACACCTGATTACGTTGGTGTTGGTCCAGTGCTTTGAGACGCACCATATCTAGGAACCACGGGTCTGCAAAACGCAATCCACACAATACTAAAATCACAAATAATGATATAATCCACTTTTTCATATCAATTTCCTTGCGTCACTGAAACACCGCATCCTCCTACTGTAACACAATTTTGTGTGAGAGAATACGATTGGTTTGTGCTTCCCCGTTGTATTAGAGACATATCTGTGTGATATGATCCTGTCAAATCTATAGTGGCAGTGTGTGCGCCGTCATCCTTCTGTAAAATATCCTGTGAACCACCATCAGTTCTTATAGTCATATTTAGGGTCTTATTTCCATTACCCTTTTGCTTGACAAAGAGATTGTTGTTCTCTCCTCCATAGGTATAAATCTGTGCATAATGGTCAGCGTTTCCTGTACCTGTCTCTTGGCTTACCTTGATATTATTACCACCAGAATGTAAGTCTAGATTGACTGTGTGGCCACCATATTCGACAGTCGAACTGCTTTGACAACTTGTGTCTGAACTGTTGTCGAATGAACACCCCTGACCTACATGAACAGTATTACCATTGCTCTGTATATGAAACCCTACCCTGTTAGCATCTGTGCCGGTGGTGTTATGTTGTTCAATCTTTATGTTATTATTGTTACCGTCCAAGTCACCACCCCAAGCTTTACCTGATCCCCAATAGGAAATCCAACTGACTGTGTTGTTGTTTCCCTCTTGTGTAATATCCAACTCATTATCAGTACCTTCCATAGTAAGATTGACAGCATTATTGTTGCCATCAATATCTATGGTTATCTCTGAGTCTGTACTCGTACCAATCTGTTCAATGAACACGCTGTTGCCAGCATACGCAATGTTACTCAGACTGATAGATAGTAATACTATTAGAAGCGTCTTCATCTCTGGTTGTTATCTCCGGCACAGGTATTCCACCCTGTGTTAAATTAATGGTGTATCCGTGATCATTGATTAAATCTAAGTCTATCGTACTGTTACCCACTCTCCGTATTATGCGTGTAGTATTGCCATCAACCAGTGTGTTGACCTGTGTTACCTTGTTAAACCCGCTTGTCCTGCCGTCGATCAACTCTGACTGTGCTAGGGCGGCCGCCAGTTGATCTAAAATGTTACCCAGTAGTTCAACATTCAAATCGTTAATGTCTAACTCGTTAAACTCAAATAAGTCTTCTTCCAATTCATTCTTATCTAAATCCTTGAACTCTAAGAAATCAATATCAAGCAAATTCTTACTAGATTTAGAATCTTTTAACAACTCTATAATTTTCTCTTTCGGTGGCTTGATTATCAACAGGTTATTAATCTGGTCAAGCGTAAGATCAAGAATCACTGGCTTCGATGGTTTACCCTCACCCGTACTGACATATGTAGACTGAAAGGCTTTCGTCATCATAACAAATCCAGCACCACTCTCTACTGATATCTTACCCACTGTACCATCAGCATTGGGTAACAAAATAATCAGAGACTTTCCTACTTCATCAACCGTCATACTAAACGCAGTTCCCAATACACCAATCCTCGCTGTCGGTGTCCGAATGTCCACGTTCTGATTACTCAGTTTCGCAATGTTACCACTGGCATATCGTACTGTACCAAGTGCAATATTCATCACCAACTTCGATCCAGTTTTAGAATTAGGGTCATAGATGAACTCATCAATCACTAAGGAACTGTGGGCACTGACTGCGACGTTGGTATCATCAATAAACTTAATACCAACATCACCTTTGCCAGTTCGCACGTTGTCCTTAAACTCAATACTAGAACCCTTCTTTAGATCAGTCTTTTCACCAGACCTCTCTACTAAAGCATTACCCTTGTGTTGTGTCACATTTCCAATAGCACCATAAGCACTAGTGCTAAAAAGAATGAGACTAATCGTCCATAGTAATCGTAACACTATGTCCTGACCCCACTGTTGTCACGTCCACAGTACCATCATTTGCACCACCCTGTGTGATAGCAAATGTACTAGATGAACCTGTATGATGAAGAGTTGTGTCTTGGTCAGCAGCACCAGTGTGTGTTGACGTAATAGTATTACTCCCACCGATAGCTGTGATGTTCGTCACCTTCTTGTCACCACCAGTTAGTGAGGCAGTACTGTTTTCATTTACTGTAATAGTATTGCTGTCACCTGTTGCAACGATATCAATATCAGCATCATCAGTCGCAGCAGAACTACCCACATTCACCGTAGTTGTATTAGAACTACCCGTGATTGTCTGAATAATACTGTTGTCAGCAGATGCAGAGTTAGAACCAACCGATACAGTAGACGTATTGTTACTACCTGTTTGATTGATTGTTAACTCCTGTGTTGCACCCACAACAGATGCAGCAATAGTATTTGTACTACCAACTTGATCAATGTCTAGTGTTTGGTTGTCACCCGTTAGGGTAACATCAGTTGTCGCATCACCAAACTTATTGGTCTGTCCATCTTGATTGATGTTAGCAGTAAGGCTTGCACCTGACTGTGTTATATAAACGTCACTCGCATAACTCACACTGCACATAACAAAGTAAGCGAGAATTGTAAGTATGCCCGTTTTCATTGGATTTCCTCCTTTTTAAACTCCCAAAGTTTTTTACTCTCGCCTTCCTTGATAATTTCTATAACTGCTTGTTCAATTGCTTTTCTCACAGCGTAGGTAGTGGACTCATTGTCTGTTATACCTGCTTCAGTCTCCAGCAATCTAGTTCCTAAATCCAAGAACTTGAACACGGTAGCAGACAACTTTGTACTCAGAATAGTCTTCTGAGAACTGACTGCTAACAATACCTCACCCGTCTGTACAGATATCAATCGCAGTGCGACTGTTACCATATCCTTACGCCATTCATCAGATATACCAAGACCCAAATACCTTACACCTAGTCCACCCGTACTCGTATTGGTATCATAACCAACTATACCCCCTGTCAGTAACACTCCTGCAAATAATAGCGGTCTAATCTTTTCTGCTTTATCTCCTTCGTGCGACTTTCTTGTGTTTCGTATAATCTGTCGTTCTTTAAGAAGGTTGTCTAATTCCATTCTCTCAATAACTTGAAACCACTCACCATTTCCAGCCTTCTTTAATGCTTGCAGTAACCATATGTCACCACCCTGTGTAACTGCACTACTAAGCAAAGCAAGATTATTACCAGACTTTCTCTGACCAGTAACGTCATTAAATTTATATACCGCAATCGGCACCTTTCGCTCAGGTGCTGGCATATTTTTTAGTTCATCTACCATTGGCGATGAAGTTACTTCAGGTACATCTATTGGTTGGATAGATGCACAACTAGAAAGTAAAGTCGCCAACAGGAACAGTGATAACAGTCGTACTACCATTTGCATCCACAATCGTTAAATCTACGGTTTCAGAACTTTTGGTGTAACTGATTGTTGTACCTTCAAAAGTAACTGTGCCGGAAGTTGAAGCATCTTCTCCGAACATACTATCTACTAGTTGTTTTGAAAGCTGGGCGTATATTCTAGACTCAACATTCTTCATAAATTTAGATAGGTTCGTATTTGCAGCATCCCGTATTAATTGTCGCTCCTCTGCTTCTTTCTTTTCTTTAATTGCCTGTTTCCTAGAAAACTCTTGGTTCTCAATAGTTAGAACATGGGCACTATAACCAACCCCACTGAAAGCAGGAGACTTCCATGTATGAGTAAGATCACCAGCATATGAAGGAGTGAGGAAAGCATACCCGAAAGCAAGGATGAAACCAACAACTACTCCTATTACAAAATACTTTAAGAGATCGCTGTCATGCCATATTGCTTGTTTCTTGAAAAATTCATCTGAAGCATGATGACCCGTCTTTAGACTGAAAAAGTTTTTACTCATCCTTCTTCTCCTTTTCAATATCACGGAGTTCCAGTATCGTGTTAATCTTCTGGTCCATTCTTATCATGTCGTTGTCCAACATCCTTATTCTATCAATAAGAGCGATGGTCGTCATAGTTGCTTTTTCTAATGCGGGTAGAATTTGTTGAGTAACATACTTCCAGATAAAGAATATGAAATAACCCATACCAACAGCCATGACTACAGTTATACCCTGTTCTTGAACTGCCTTAATAATTTCTTCCACAACACTAATCCTTTCTGGCATCCTCCTTGCCATCGGCCGCAGACATCCTACGGACATCTGGCTTCACACCTAATACATGGCATACCAAAGAATCTAGTCTCACAATTTCATTATTAATAGTTTTGACACGGTTATCTAATGCCGTAATCAACATATTCAATGTCGCAGCGGATTCCACCACTGACGCTAGTATATATTTTAGGAGAATAATTATAAAGACACCACCGCCGAGTACAGCAGTGATGGTAAATCCTAACTCTGTAATAACACCAAATATCTCCATAGACATTTCTCCTATGGATATTTAGGTAATTCGAGTATTTTAAGACTTAGTTTCGTATAATTTTACAAAGTATTTACTTTATTCCAATAGTCTTCTATATATCTAGTCTTCAAACCAACTAGTTTTTTTCTTAATTCGGGGCTAGGACTCTTCATATCATTCTTTTTTAAATCCCGAATTTCTGGCCAATAAAATTCATCGTATATATTGTAAGATTGCAACCCCATAGCTGGCCAACTCCTGATTTTATTTTTATTATCCCACTTTTTTTCCCATGAGGTTGCAAATTCCATAGCAGTTTTTTTTGTGAAAGTTCCATTAAACCAGTTGTGTTTATCGTTTTTGTCGGGAAATGAATAACCATACTTTGCTGGGTCTTTCTCAAAATCAGATGAGTATGCATATTCTTCTACAGTTTTTCCTATATTTATAAACGATAGAACACCCAAATACCAAGTATCTAATTCATAATCTCCATCCAAAAGTTCTTGACACCAAGAATTCATAGTGTCTGGAGTTTCATATGGCAATCCAGTTATAAATCCAGCATCAGTTAGCACATCGTCACCCCATGTTTCTTTACATAAGTGTAATGTCTCTTTGATCTTTTCTTTTCGTAGTCCTTTTCCAATTGCCTTTGCACTCTCATGATTAAACGACTCTAAACCAAAATGACAAGACTGTAGTCCAGCCTCATGAAGAAGACCTATCTGTTCTTTGTGTGCATGTAACAAGTCAACTCTTAGGTATGAAGAGAACCTGATATCGATTTTTAGTTTGTTTTTAACTCGACACAACATCTCAATTTTTTCCGTTGTCTCGTTGAAGGTATCACATAACATGTTATATTTTGTAACACCAAAGTTTTCATAGTTGCTTTTTAGCTCATCGTATACACTTTTCTCTGATCTCACATATTTAGTATCGTGTGGATTTTTACCTAACAGTGGAAAAGAACAGAATTTACATTTAAATCTACACCCCCTAGACATTTCAAAGGGCAAAACTTCATATGGCATTATCCCATCTTCTTCTGTGTATACTGGTTTAGAGTTATGAAAATCATGAGACAATCCCATAACATCATATCGAAATCTTTGGTCTGGTGATTTCTCACCCAAAAATTTATGTATAGATTCCTCTGCAATACCATCTACCCAATAATCTATCTTACTTCCCTTTAGTTCATCAAATATATTTCTTGATTTTGTCGAGTGACCGCCTAATACAATAGGCACATTGGGAAAATAAAGTTTCATATCATCCAAGAAAAAATTTAATTTGTTCCACGGGGTATCATTTTGATTTATTGAAAAATTAAAATTAAACCCTTCCCTGAAATCTCTTGGGCCAGAAGCAAAAGTCCCACTGATACCTATAAATCGAGCATCCGGTTTTAAAATTTCTTTCATCCATAATATTAAATCTTCTCTATGATTATCCCACACCTCTAAAAAACTATTAATAACTTTTACCTTATATCCCCTTTGTCTCATAGACTGTGCAATTTTATATGCGCCTATTGTCTTCACCGGGACTGGGTAATTACTAATTTCTGTAAATATTATAGCATCATACATCTGTATGTATCTTAATAAAATATTCTGCATCAACTACCACTAACGGTTTTTGATTATTTCTCTTGATAAACACTACTGGTTCATACTCACCAGAGTTAGCCTCTGCCTGTTCGTATGATTTCCACACGTTGAGTGACTCTTGATTCTTGCACTCAATTGAATATGGAAACTTCTCTCTTGCAGCACGGGCCATGATGAGGTCTTCCCCACCAGCACCCATACTACGAGATTCTACATCCTCTGGATGTACACTTAATGTTTCAATTAGTTGGT